TACGGGGGGTAATCCTCCTACGTCCACTCAGTGGGGCGCGGTTGGCTCTGCTAATTGGAAGTCTGTCGGAGAGGTTGTTGATGTTGGCGAAGTAGCAGTAGCATGGACGGCGATTAACCACCAAAGCGTAACCCGTGACTATCCGCAGAAAATCAAGGACACTTTCGATGTGGGTAATGTGACTTTAACATTGGGCAAGGTGTCAGCAGATGTGGGGCAAATAGCCATCCAGACTGCGTTGGCAAGCGCAAACAGTCAAGCATTTAAGGTGACACTTCCTAATGGCGATATTGAGTATTTCACAGGTAAAGTTCTAAAAGCGGGATTGGGTGCTATAGCTTCTGGTTCAGTATCTACAACCGTTGTTGATATTGCAATTGATGCTGAAACTCTACTTGAGGTCTAATGATGGACTTGTCAAAGTTTAATTTAGAGGCATATGCGGAGAAAGGGGCTGATATGGAATTATTAGACCCCATTGAAAACGAAGTCTTGACGCAGGACAACGGCGATGCAGTCACCATTAAATTGCTGGGGACTGACTCGAAGGCGTACAAGAACAAGAACAAGAGTTATCAGAGGGCGAGAATAGCGAAAATGGCTAAGTCACGCTCAAAGGCGGTTGACTACACCGTTTCTGATAAGGACGCTTGTGATATGTTGGCGGCTTGCACTGTTGGCTGGTCAGGTATTGTTGTTGACAAGGAAGTGATTGAGTTTTCAGAAGGCGCGGCTCAAGATTTGTACATGAACTATGACTGGATTCGTGAGCAGGTGGATGCGTTTGTGGGTGACCGCGCAAATTTTTTTCCGAGTGCGTAGAGCGGGCAAGGTTATATGTTCGACAACTTGCTTGGCTTAATGTTACGCCGAAAGGAAGCGGCAAGAATCGCATGGAGCAGATTTCAGATGCGAGTGATGTTGAAGGGGTCGAGGCTGATTATCAATTACCAGAACTGCTTGAGGCGCAGTATTTGGTTGACATGGCGATGGAGATTGGATTAGCAAAATCTCAATCTGGAAACATTGTCACGGTGGATTGGATAGATATTAAGGCTTGGCGTGATTTAACTGGGTCAGTGTTAATGTCGAATGAAGTGGAAGCGGTGAAAAATTTATCAGGTGCGTATGTTTCACAGTATTATGATTCATTAGAAAGTAACTGTGTTTCACCACATCAGACCGCGCCGCAAAATATAGAAGTCGTTGTGAACAAGCTCAACACGCTATTCACAATGTTGCGAGGGGGTAAAGCATGAGCGATATTATTGAAGTCGGAGTCAGGGTTGATACCCGCCCCTTGAACGATGGAACAACAGCACTCCGCAAGTTCGGCAATCAAGCCAAGAAAACAAATTCTGCCTCATCAAAACTTAGCAAAGGGTTGAAGATTGGACTTGTTGCGGCAACTGCGTTTGCAACGGCGGCACTTTATAAAATGATTAAATCTCACATTGAATTCACAAAATCAATGAGTGAGCTGTCGGCGATTACTGGCGCGACAGGAAACGACCTAAAATATTTTAGGGAGCAGGCGATGGAGATGGGGGCGGCAACGACTTTCTCAGCGTCAGAAGTTGCGACAGCGTTCAAGTTGATTGCTTCAGCAAAACCTGAATTGCTTGCTTCTAAAGAAGCGTTGGCGGCGGTTACAATGGAAACACTAACGCTGGCAGAGGCATCTGGAATGCAACTGCCAGAAGCGGCTAATGCTTTGGGTGGCGCATTAAACCAATTCGGGATGGGCGCGGCAAGTGCATCAAGATTCATCAACGTATTAGCGGCTGGCTCAAAATATGGTTCATCTGAAATAAATCAAACTGCCGAAGCGATGAAGAACGCTGGCTCAGTGGCTTCCAGTTTGGGTCTATCCTTTGAAACAACCAATGCGGCGATTCAAGCGATGGCGGCTGTGTCTATCAAAGGCGCAGAAGCTGGCACTGGATTGCGCGGCGTATTGCTGAAATTAGCAACTCAATCGAATGATAATTTTAATCCTGAAATTGTCGGGCTTGAGAAGGCGATGCTAAATTTGAGGGACGCGAATCTCACGACCACAGAAAAATCAAAACTTTTCGGTCAGGAATCTATCACCGCCGCAACCGCGCTGATGAATCAAGCAGATGCGCTTGGCGAGCTAACGGATAAATTGACAGGCACAAACACGGCAACAGAGCAGGCTCAGATTTCAACAAATAATCTGAAGGGCGATATAGACAGGATGGGGTCTGCTTGGTCAGCGGTTGGCGAAAATTTAATCACACAATTGTCACCTGCATTAAGGATGGTGATTGGATTTATGACAGACATGGCGCAACACGGCAAAGCCATAGTGATTTATTACAATGAAATGACTAATGCGTTAAGTGATTACGCGGCGATGGCGATGGCAGTATTATCTCTTGATGGCGATAAACTACAATATGCAATTGATATGCGAAAGCAAGGAGCGTTACAAACGGAGGAGAAGCTTGCCAATTTATATCGCGTGAAAACAGAAGAAGATAAGGTTGCCGCTGAAGCCGTTAAGGTAGCCGCCGCAAAAAAGGAGCAGGATGAGAAGGATGCCGCTGATGAGTTGGCTCGCGATAATTTACTGTTAAAAGAGAAAGCAGATAAGGCAAAAAAAGCCGCTGATGAAAAGATTGAGCTTGAGAAGGTTCGAGTGGAAAAGCTAGAGGAAGCGCGGTTACTTTTCGTTGAGAATGACCAAAAAGAACATGAGGAAAATCTAGCGAGAGGGATGGAAAAATTTATTGCTCAAGATGCTTTGGAGGCGGCTAACAATGAAGCGGCAGAAGCGAGGAAAAAGGCTCATTTGGAAAAATTGTTCGGAATGGAGGTAGGTCAGATGACTGCCATCTCAAATTTCACTAAAGCGATACAAGCAGGTGACTTAAAGGCAGCGATACAAAACGGCGCGGCAGCAATAGGGAATCTCGGCAAGCACAGCAGGGCGATGTTTAACATTAAAAAGGCATCTGCCATTTCCAATATCTTGACGAGTACACCTGCCGCAATCATGGAAACGATAAAAGCCTATCCATTCCCATACAATGTCATCCCAGCCGCATTAGTTGCGGCGCAGGGTGCGGCGCAATTATCATCAGTGATGAGTGCATCGTTTGGTGGTGGTGGCTCTGCCCCATCAGTTAGCGGTGGTGGTTCATCAGCCACCCCATCAGCTCCCGTTGCATCTGGAATACCAGCAGGCGCGATGGTGACACCAGACAGCATGGAAGCGAAGCAACCTCAGCGTGAGTTGCGTGTAGTTGTTGAGGGCGATGGTGTGCATAGTGAGGGCATGAGGCAGTTTGCGCGGAATCTTGCGGAAACTATTAAGGACATGGGCGGCACAGATAACTTGGTGATTTCATAATGGCAGAGCATGGTTATATTGGCTACGAGAATTTATTTGTCACGGCATCCGATGCGATAATTAACACACATCCCACGGACTTTGACCATGCTGATTGGAAAGGCGCGGCTCAAAGGGTCAGTAATGTGGTGACAGATAGTAACGTGGGTGCGCATGAATCTATCAGGCAATCATTCTCCAATGCAGATTTATCGGTTGAATGGATGGCGGTGGCTGAGGTTGTAAAAGATGTATCGGCAACATCGGTGTTCTCAATTTTGCGCATATTATTTTACGGTAATGTAAATGAATCGCACGATGTTGTAATAGATGCGTCAAACGGTGATATTCGGCACAAGTCACACGCCGCCGCCGCCGATGTATCTGTTGTGGATAATGGCGATTATTACACTGTGTCTGTTAAAGGATTAAATTCTGACCCTTTGAATACGGGGATTTCTATTTACTTCTTCCCCGCAGGCGGCGCATTACCTTTGACTGGAGGTAATCTAACGAGTTCGACTAACTCGGTCACACTGCGTAGACTGGAGCTAAAGATAGCCGAGCCAGTTACCGCATCTGGTGCGGTGGTAGGGTTTGAGGCTGTCAATGCTATTGACTGGAAGCAATACGATTGGTGGAAGCAAGGCTCAATTGGATATGCCAATATAAGCGTTGTGTTCCCAACGGCTCAATCTGCTGATTATATGTGTGTGTTCGGTCATAATTTGAGCGATGTTGACTCGACTGTCAAGGCGCAGTATTCAACTAATGGCGGTTCAACGTGGGCGAATCCGCATACTGTAATCACCCCAACTGATGCGGGCGTGGTATTTGTAAAATTCAACTCTGTTTCGGCGGCTGATTGGCGCGTATTGGTGCATTCTGCAACAGGTAAAACGATTATTGCTGGCGTGATGATTGGAACTATCACAAACCTCAATCGTGATGTGACAAATGGCTTTGCACCTGCAAACCTCTCACCAATAGTTGAAACGAAAACTCCCATGTCAGAGCGCGGCGTAAATCTTGGCACGGCAGTAATTCGGGAAGGCTTGAAAGGTAACATCCAATTGAATAATGTAGACGAACAATGGGTGAGAGATGAATGGACTCCATTGGTTGAGCATCTGAATCTTGGTAGACCCGCCGTATTCGTTTGGGATGCGATAAATCGTCCAGAGGATGCTATTTTAATTTGGAAGAATGGGCAGATACCCGCCCCAAAGTATTCATCAAATAACCTAATGTCAGTATCTTTGGCGTATGACGGCAAAAAGTGAGCTACGCATCTGAAAATGCAAAGGTCGGAAAAGAACCCCTAGTAGTGGTGGGGTTGGTTTGCGATACTTGCTCACTAACTGCTGGCGAAACCACACCCGAAGGAGTTTGTAGAGCGGCACAGACGGGCGATGCCAAATGTTTCAATACGATTGCATCATGTAATGATTTGGAGAAATACGCTGGGACAACGAAAGAAATTAAGTTCTGTGAGGCGCGTTCTAATTTACCAGTCGGCGAGCCAATGTTCCCCGCGCTAAGTTCCAGACCCACAAAGTCAACCACAACAATTTCTGGCGGAAAAGGGTTGGGTGATAGGGAAGTTTTGAAAGTTAAAATCAAAGACTTTCCTCATCACGACAGAGGCATTGACCCTTATTATTCTGAGCGTACATACAATGCAGAAAAGCAGGGCACGTTCTGGGGGAAGTGGTTGCGGCGTAATCCTTATTTTGAAGGTCGAACCCTGAAGCTGTATGAGGGGTTCATTGGTAGCCCGTTTTCATGGTCAGACTTTGAGGTTTATGAGTATGACATTGTAGACATTCAGGGTGTGACAAATGGCGAAGTCAGCATCACGGCAAAAGATGTTCTCGTTAGAACTTATGGAACGGCTAACAAATATCCGAAATTGTCTGAGGGGAAATTGATAGCGGCGATACCTGCGGGCGCATCCATACCTGCGGGCACATCCACTGGGACGGTTCAGACGGGCGAGGGCGCAAACTATGAAACGTCTGGGTATGTTTCCATCGGAAGTGAGATTAAAGGCTTCACAAGGTCTGGGGATGTGTTTACATTTATATCGCACGGGCAGTATGGAACGACTGACGAGGCACATGATGCAGATGAAACTTTGCAACAGTGTGTAGCTTGGACTAACAAAAATGTTGTGGATGTTCTGGAAGAGTTGCTGGAGGTTGGTGCTAGCATTCCTGCAACCTCCATCCCGTACAATAACAGCACTACCACGCCGTTGAGCTGGGACAAGGAGAAGTCAGAGTGGATGGGGGCGCATTTAGTCAATGGAATACTGACTGAGCCTGAAGATATTAACAACGTCATCAAGGAACTGTCAGAACATTTCATGTTTGATGTTTGGTATGACGCAGAATCTAAAGAGGTGAGGATTAAGTCACTATCCCCAGCACCTTCTAACGTGCCCGCAGGCTCTATCGATGATGAGTTTAATATATTAAAAGACTCGCTGAAAATTAAGCGTGACTCATCAAAAAGATTTAGTGAGATTCAGGTTTGGTATAACAAAATTGACCACACAGGCGATGATAAGATAAGCAACTTCAAAACTGCCGCCATCCACGCTGACCTCACATTATCAGGAGACGATAAGTATGGCAAGCGTTCCATTAAGGTCATAAAGTCGAGATGGATTAACAACAACGCGCAAGCGATTCAGTTGGCAGGTCGTTTGATGGTGAGGTTCAGGGATACCCCAGAAATTATAACTTTTGAGGTCGCTGGCAAGGATGAGAATATGCTAGCATTGGCGGGGACAATTGATATTAACGCTTGGCAGTTTCAGTCATTAACTGGGGCTGATGAAAGCCGCAATTTTCTGATTACATCTCTGAATGAGTTCAAGGAAATGGATGTGGTAAAAGTCACTGCCATTTCCTCATCATTTAAGGGGCGGTATGGCTTTGTAGCAGACAACGCATTAGCCGATTATCTTAGCCTTACCACGACCGATACGGAGAGGTCAAAATACGGATTTATATGCGACAGCACAGGATTATTCTCAGACGGGCTTGAGGCTTACAAAATTATCTAAGGAACAATATGACCACCTACACCACAATTCCTGACTCAGACATTGACCCAGAAAGCCCGATTACATCTACGCTGATAACTCGCCTGCGAGATAATGCGATAGCCATAGGTGAGAGGGATTCCTCAGTGCCAGCGGCTCTACTTCTATTCGGTGGACTGATTAGCCATACAACGATTATAAATACCAATGCAACTTGGACACCAAACGCTGCGACTAATAGAATAGTTGTGATGATTGTTGGTGGTGGTGGTGGTGGTGGCTATATTGGTCAGTACGAGATTGGCACAGGGGGTCTTGCAGGGGCAGTTCGGTGGGGGGAAATTACTGGGGTTACAGGAACTTATAGTGCCATAATAGGTGGGGGTGGTAGTGGCACACAAAGTTATGGGAATGACGGAATAGCGTCATCATTTGATGGTATTTCTGCCGCTGGAGGTTATCAGGGTAGTTATGTGAGTGGTAGTAGTCACGGAATGGGTGGTGCGGGTCAAAGTTGCGTTGGAGTTGGAGGCGCACCTTCAGGCGGAACTGGATATAATGCTCCAAACAATAGCGGGGCTGGCGGAGGCGGCGGTAGGTTCTATTTTCCTGGTGGGTCAGGGAGGAGTAGTGGTAACGGCGGTTCAGGAATAATTTATGTATGGGAGTTCGCGTAATGGAAACAAAACTCGCAATAATTACAGGCGGTGTAGTTGGAGATGTATATGTTATTGATGGTACAAAACCAGAAACCTATGAATCTCTTGGCGGAGTTGTTATTCCTGAGGGAGTGGATGTGTCTACTGGCTGTCTATATGACGGCACAACCTTTACTGAGCCACCACCACCACCAGAACCAACGATTGAAGAACAGCGAGCGGGCATGAAGGTCAGTAGATTTCAAGCCAGAGCA